GCATTCGGCGTGGCGTTCCGCGTAACACTCGGCGGCGGATTGTCTTGATTTGCTCATGGCGAACCCATTCATCACTTCGGTGGCGATGCATAGCAAGTGGAAAGCGCCGGTGCTCCTTGAGAATCCGCAATGCCGCTGCTGAGCTTGCGCGCGTACGCCAAGCACCGTGGAGTCAGCTTGGCCGCCGTGCAGAAAGCCATCCGCTCCGGGCGGATTGCGACGACGGGAGAAGGATCGATTGACAGTGATCGCGCCGATGCCGAATGGAGCGCGAAGACGCGGCCTGGGCAGAAGCGATCGACCAAGATCGCTGCGCCAACGCCGGCGGCTTCGTATCCGGAAACACCGCGAGCGGAACCCGGTGGCGCTGGCAGCCTGGATTACTTCCGGGCCCGAGCCATCCGCGAGAACTACCTCGCGCGGCTTGCCAAGATCGAGTTCGAAGAGAAGACCGCGAAACTGATCAGCCGCGACGAAGTGCAGGTGGCGACCTTCACGAAGGCCCGCGCGGTGCGCGACAACCTGCTGAACATTCCCGACCGCCTGGCAGCGACGCTTGCAGCGGAGTCCGACCCCGACAAAGTGCACCTGATTTTGACTGAGGAGATTCGAAGAGCCCTCGATGATCTTGCCGGCGCAAACGGCAACTGAAATCTACGAGGATGCATTCCGCTCGGGGCTGCGGCCGGATCCCCGGCTGACAGTTTCAGAGTGGGCGGATCAGCATCGGAGGCTCTCAGGCAAAGCTGCCAGTGAACCAGGTCCGTACCGCACTGAGCGAACGCCGTATCTGCGCGAGATCATGGACGCGCTTTCGCCGCTATCGCAAGTCGAGCGGGTGGTAGTGACGAAAGGTGCTCAGCTTGGCTTTACCGAGGCCGCCAATAACTGGGTTGGTTATGTAATCCACAAATCGCCTGGCCCGATGATGCTGGTCCAGCCGACCGTGGAGATGGCCAAGCGCAACTCCAAGCAGCGCATCGATCCACTGATCGACGAAAGCGAAGCGTTGCGCGCGCTGGTGAAGAGCCCCCGGTCGCGCGATTCCGGCAATACGGTTCTGTCGAAGGATTTTCCCGGCGGGGTGCTCGTCATGACGGGCGCCAACAGCGCCGTGGGCCTGCGCTCGATGGCGGTCCGCTATCTCTTCCTGGATGAGGTGGACGCCTATCCCGGGGATGTCGATGGCGAGGGCGATCCCGTTAATCTGGCGTTCGCTCGCACACGGACCTTCGCGCGGCGGAAGGTCTTCATGGTCTCGACGCCGCTCATTACCGGCACGAGTCGGATTGAGGCGGCGTTCGCTGAGAGCGACCAGCGGCGCTACTGGGTGCCCTGCCCGCGCTGCGGCGAGTATCAGGTGCTCAAGTTTGAGCGGCTGCGCTGGCCTAAGGGCGAGCCACAGAAAGTGGCTTACATCTGCATCGCCTGCGAGCAGGCCATTTTCAATCACCAGAAAGGTGGAATGCTCGGACTCGGCGAGTGGCGGCCGGAAGCCGCGGGCGATGGGCGCACGCGCGGATATCACCTGTCGAGCCTCTATAGCCCGGTGGGCTGGTACGGCTGGGATCGCGCTGCAGACGATTGGGAGAAAGCACAGAAAGATGTCGAGCGGCTAAAGTCGTTCGTCAATCTCGTGCTCGGGGAATCCTGGCAGGAACGCGGCGACGCCCCGGACTGGCAGCCGCTCTACGACCGTCGCGAGGATTACCCGCTCGGCACCGTCCCACGCGGCGGTGTGTTTCTCACATCCGGCGCCGACGTGCATCCGAACCGGATCGAGGTGGAAGTGGTGGCCTGGGGTCGCGGTAAGGAGTCATGGTCGATCGACTATCGCGTGTTGATGGGCGACACCGCGCGGCCTGAGGTGTGGAGGCAGCTCGATGCTGTGCTGGACGAGGAGTTCCCGCACGAGAGCGGGCTGCGGTTAACGATTCGAGTGCTGTGCATCGACTCGGGCTACAACCCGCGCATCACCTATGACTGGGTGCGCAGCCATCCGCAGGCTTCTTGGGGGCCCGCCGGCGCGCGGGCAGCGCATCCAAAAACGGCCGTGGCAGTGAAAGGCACAGCGAGGACGGATCGGCTGATCCTGGGCGCTTCGCCGGTGGATGCAAGCAAGCGGCGCGGCACGCGGCTGTGGACGCTGGGCACGCCGGTCGCGAAATCGGAGTTGTACAGCAGGTTGCGCTTGGCGCCACCGACGGAAGAGAGCGGCGAGCCGTTCCCGGCAGGGTATTGTCACTTCCCGCGGTATGAGGAAGAGTACTTCCGGCAGCTCACGTCGGAGAGCTTCATCAAAGGGCATTGGGTCCTGGGCGTCAACACCAGGAATGAAGCGTTGGACGCCCGCGTCTATGCTCGTGCAGCAGCATCGATCTACGGCATCGATCGCTTCACAGAAAAGCACTGGCGAGAACTCGAGGCGGCAATCCCTGTGCAAGAGGAAGAGCCGCACGCACAGGCTGCTCCTCCAGTGTCCGCACCGCCTCCTCCGATTCGTAGAGTCGTCAGCTCCAACTGGATTCGACGCTAAATGGCCTTCACCCAATCACAACTCGAAGCGCTGGAGGCAGCGCTGGCCAGCGGCACGCTGCGTGTCAGCTACGAAGGGCGCAGTGTCGAGTACCGCAGCGTCGACGAACTGAAGAAGGCCATCGCGGAGGTGAAAGCCAGTCTTGCCGCGGCCGATCCGACGACGCCGCGCTCCCGAATGATTCGCGTGTTCACAGGCAAAGGTTTCTGATGGGCTACTGGCGCAATCTCCTGCGAGCGGCGCTCCCTGCGATGCGCGGAGCTTCCGGCTACGAAGCCGCAGCCAGCACGCGCCGGACGCAGGGGTGGAGTCCATCGACGGAGGGCATCAACGCTCTGGTCAGCGGAGGCGGAGACGCACTGCGCTCGCGTTCGCGGGACATGGTGCGCCGCAACGCGTGGGCCAGCAACGCCATTGAAAGCTTCGTCGGCAACTGTGTCGGCACCGGCATTAAGCCGCAATCGAAACACCCGGATGCGGCCGTGAAGCGGCGGCTCCAAGAGCTTTGGCTGCGCTGGACCGACGAGGCTGATGCGTCGGGGCTGACTGATTTCTACGGACTGGAAGCCCTGATCTGTCGCGCGACGGTTGAAGGCGGTGAGTGCCTGGTGCGGACCCGGCAACGGCGGCCGGAGGATCGGCTGAGTATTCCGCTCCAGTTGCAGGTCCTCGAAGCGGAACACCTCCCGACGACCAAGAACCAAAACCTGCCAAACGGCAATGTGATCCGAGCAGGGATCGAGTTTGACCGGCTGGCCCGGCGCGTGGCGTACCACCTTTATCGGGAGCATCCCGGCGAAAAGCTCCTGTTTGCTAATGCCGGCGAGACGACACGCGTGCCTGCCGAGTCCGTCCTTCATGTCTACAAGCCGCTTCGACCAGGACAGCACCGCGGCCAGCCATGGCTTACGCAAGTGCTGGTGAAGCTCCACGAGCTGGACCAGTACGACGACGCCGAACTTGTCCGCAAGAAGCTGGCAGCGATGTTTGCTGCCTTCATCACCGAGAACAATCCCGACGATCCAGTGATCGGCGCCAAGCCTGGCGAGGCAGCAACGGATGCGAGTGGAGTGCCGTTGGCCGGACTCGAGCCCGGCTCCATGGTGAAGCTACTGCCTGGCGAGGACGTGAAGTTTACCGAGCCGGGTGATGTGGGCGGGATGTACTCCGAGTTCATGAAAGTGCAGCTGCGCTGTATCGCAGCGGGGCTCGGGATCACATACGAGCAGTTGACCGGAGATTTGGAGAAGGTCAACTACTCCTCGATCCGCGCAGGCCTCTTGGAGTTTCGGCGCCGCTGCGAGCAGTTCCAGCACCAGGTGATGGTGTTTCAGTTTTGCAGGCCGGTGTGGCGGGCTTGGATCGAAGCAGCAGTGCTGGCTGGCGAGATATCGGCTCGTGATTACACCCGGAACCGTCATCTCTATCTGGATGTCGAGTGGCGGCCGCCGTCCTGGGATTGGGTGGATCCGCTCAAGGACATGAACGCCCAGATCGTGGCCGTCCGCGGTGGCTTCAAATCGCGCAGCGCTGTGATCAACGAGATGGGCTACGACGAGGAGGACGTCGATCGCCAGGTCGCCGCCGACAACGCGCGCGCTGACTCACTTGGACTGACCTTCGACTCCGATCCGCGCAAGACCACGGCCAACGGGCAGCAAGCGACTGCTTTGCTCTCAAGCGCAGCTGCTGAAGATTCCCCGGAGCAGACCGCACTCATCCAATGACGACACTTCCCCGCATCGCCTCGCGCGTGTTCAACACGCCGCTCATGATCGATTCGCGCAAGCGCGCCGCGATCCTGGCAGCACTGGCCCCCCGCTTGGGCATCGAAGCGCCGGTTGTGGATGCCGCACTACTGGCGGAACAGCGGTCGCGGAAACCCTACGCTGTCGCCGGTGACGTCGCGATCATCGAAGTCTCCGGCAGCCTGGTCAACCGGGCCTCTGGCCTCGAGGCGCAATCGGGCCTCACCTCCTATGAGCAGTTGGGCAACGAGGTTCTGGACGCCGCTACGGATCCGGCCGTCAAGGGCATTTTGCTGCGCTTTGACAGTTACGGTGGCGAGGCCAATGGCGCCTGGGATGTCGCCGACCTGATTGAGGAGGCTGCCGGCATCAAGCCCGTCTGGGCGGCCGTGGATGACTGGGCCCTCAGTGCTGGCTACCTGCTTGCCTCCGCCGCCAGCCGGATCTACGTCACCCGTACCGGCGGCGTCGGCTCGGTTGGCATCATCGCCATGCACCTGGACCAGAGTGGCTGGGACAAGGAACAGGGGCTGCAGTACACCACAGTC